AAGATCTTTTTCATGGCTGCATCTCGAAAGAATGGGTCTTGCCGTCAGGCAGTTGCACATACACATGCGTACCGGTACGACGGAACGCCGGCAGCGAATAGGACTTGCCCGTCTTGTCAGTCACCAGGATGGTGTGATCGTCGTGGATAACCGCTCCAGTGAGATCCGCGATCGCAGCAGCTTCCTGCTGCCCAGCCGGACCCTTCACCGGAGCTCGATAGCCGAGACCGTACAGCGACGCCCAGGTGAAAATCGCGCCGAGCACCAGTCCCATGACCAGCGCCGACTTCCCGCAGTACTTGATGATTTGGCTCTTGGTCATGTGCCGCCCTTTCAGGTGCCAAGGTGTGAGATAGGAGAACGGCCCCACGATGTCGCCCTCCTCGTAGTGAAGCTGGTGCGTGTTGTACATGGCATAGAGGTGCGAGCCGCGGAAGAAGTCGCGCTCTGCGGTCGCTGCGTGCGCCTCCAGCCCGTACTTGATCAGGGCGAAATGCACCCGAGGCATGGGCACCTTCAGGCCGAGCCAGCCGATGAAAGGCCAGTTCATGCGGTCCAGGCGTTTGCAGACGACCTTGTACTCAACGAGCGCCTCGCGGATCTGCTTGTCGATCAGCGTCAGACTCTGCACGATGAACATCACATCCCAGCCCAGGTGCCGCGCATGCAGGAACCACTCGATGAGCTGGTCGCGCCCCTGGTCCTTGTAGTTCCGGCTGTTCAAGATGGCGCCGCACTCGTCCAGAATCAGAAGCCCGTTCTTCGACTCGTCCTTGCTCTCATTGCCCCGCCCGATCTGATCCAGGTGGGCCCGCGTGGGCCGATAAGGGATGCGCTGCACCCGCACCATGTTCTGGTCCCGCCAGGGCTTGCAGATGGGCGTAGCGTCGATGTCGATGTTCGACACCACCCGCCTGCCCTCCCCGACGTACTGCGCCGCCTTGAACATTGCCCACAGCGTTTTGCCGCCGCCGAGCTTGCCCGTAACACCCCAGTTCGCCATGTCAGTTCCCCGGATTGATGACGTGAGCCATGTTCCAGCGGTACAGGTAGACGGCCACATCGGCAGCGAGCATCGCCGCAATGCAGATCTCCCAGTTATCCGGCAAGAACAGGTTGAACCCGACCAGCAGCCAATGGCCGAGCCCGTCGGACGGCACCACATAGACGATCCCCGCGTAGAGGCCCTTCAGGGCCGCCCAGAGCGTCGTGAGCGCAGCCAGCGATACGGTGAGCACTGCGGCCGTCACCGCAGCCTTCTTGCCAAGCCACGTCGAGAGCAGTGTGAAGATCGACGAGAAGAGGCCCGTCAGAAAGGTCGCGAGAAATTTCATTGCTCAGCTCCTGCAGGGACTTCGGAAGACCGGAAGCGACGCCAGATGTAGAACGCCGTGAACACGTACAGCGCCCAGGCCTCGATCTGCTTGATGAGAACGATCAGCGGGTTGTCGCAAATGTCCAGGTTGAATCGCAGTCCTGAGGACACCGCCGTCAGATCCAGCGGGATCGCCTGGCAGCCGACCTTAGGCATCCCGAAACGCAGATCCGGCAACATGTCCCGCCACGACACCCCGTGATCGCCCTGGTTGGCGTCCACCCTTGCCTGGTAGTTCGCATCGAGCTTGTCGAGCTGCGTACTCAGCCCCGAGGCGTCCGCGGACTTGCCGTCGAACCCGCTATCGTCCACATCGACACCGCACCGCGGCTGACCCGTGCCGCCGCAGGTAGGGCCCGTGCCGGTGCTGGGATCGCCGCCATTGCCAGGATTGCCACCCGGATCGATCCCGGTCTTCGGAATGGGCACGGCAGTGCCACCGGCAGGCGACACCGGACTGAACCAGTCCCCGCCCTTCGGCACCCCGTTAGGATTCGCATCGAGCCACGGCTGCACCTCGCCCGCCTTGATCGGATCGGCCGCTGACCAGGGCAATACATTGGGGTTGTTCTCCGCCGCCTTCTTCCAAAGCGCATTGAGCGCATCCGCCATCATCTGCGCCGTCACCGGCTGGTTGGCCGCATCCGCGGGCAAGTCATTCACCAGGTCGGCCGGAGACTTGTACGTGCCCTGGTATGGAGCCGTGATCGGATTCGTTGTCGGCGTGGTCAGCTCCCACACCTGGTCATAGGTATTCGTGTAGTTGCCGCCCGCGCCCTTGACGCTGGAAAGCAGCACGTTCTGCCGGCGAGCCCAGAAACGATGCGTCGTCTGGCTGTCCCAGATCGTCGCGAAATCCTCGTTAAGGTTCAGGTTGCTATACGGTGCCGGCACCCCGCACGAGCTCATGCCCACGCACTGAAGCTCCAACGTCCGGAACATCCGGACCTTCGGCTGGCCACCCGACGTGTCATAGAAGAACCCCGAGCCATTCGGCCCGATCGCCGTAAACACCAGCGGATAGGTCGCCGGCATCCCAGGCAACTTGGTCGGGTCGCCCGTGCCCATGTCCGCCCCGGAGAGTTGCACCTTCCCGTCATTGGTCCCGGAACCCCAGAGCCAATTGATCGCCTTGTTCATCACCCACGGCACTGCCACACTGGCCACCGCACTAATGCCGACGCCGGCAAGGATCGCAGGCCAGGTCGCACCTGCCACCACACCACCACCCACGGCCATAGCAGCAGTCGTCGCGACATTCGAAACCGCATCCAGCGTTGCCCCATACCTGGGATCGTTCGCCGCAAAGCCCCGCTTGATGAACGACGTCTGCAAGTTCTGGCTAATCGCCGTGTTCACCTTCGCGTTGTAGGTCGATGGCACCGCGAGCCCGGCCAGCGCACTCTCGCTAACCATGAACAGCGCCAGGACCCAAACCACCAGAGATCGGAACCTCATGGAAACCCCTTCCCGGATAAAAAAAACCCGCCCACCCAGAGGGGGAGCGGGCACAAGGAACAGTCAGATGAAGCGGGGGGTGTTACTTGGCCTGCTTGCGCACCATGCGAACCGCATAGGCGATGCCGACCGCCAGGGCGATGACCGGTGCCACCGACGAGATCGTCGTGGTGATCGCGGTCATGATGGCCGGCACGATCGCGCCCAGGGCTGCCGTGATGGCCGCGCTCGGATCGGTGGTCTCAGCACGCGCCACACCGGCCGCCACCATCAGGGCCACGCCCATGCCGAGCTTGGCTTGTTGGCGTGCAGCCATATCGCGCAGGGCAACGAGTTTTTGTTTCATGAAGAACTCCCTCAATCAGGATTGGACATATCGCCAAAAAGGCCACGCCACCAGCTCACAAACAAGCCGACGCCGTAACCCGCAGCCCAGGCGACAAAGAAGGCCACGAAAAAGGTGACAACAGATGCCTGGTCAAACTTCACTGCGATAGCTCCTCGAGGCGGCCCGGAAACCATGGGCAAACGACACCAGAAAACCGAGGCCTAGGAAGGCCGACCCGATGCCGCCAACCGGCTCAAAAAACGACTGCGCCGCGTTGGTGAAGTCCACCAGCGATTGCAGCAGCGCCAGCATCTGGACGGCCTGATCGGAGCTCACGCGTTAGCCCTCGACCAGGTCGAGAAACAGGTTCACCGGCACGAGCTGACGGCGTTCGCCGGTCTCGCGATCAGTGACCTGATACGAGCGACCCTCATAGCCGCCGAGCAGGCAAGTGACATGCGTCTCTTCGTCACGGTCCGAGAAACGCGACTTCGAGCGGATCTCGACCACCTGCGGCTTGCTGTACACGTCCGCAGCCGGGCAGATGACGGTGGTGTAAGTGAACTGCTCATGACGACGAACCCGAAGAACCTTCCCCTCGATCAACACCTCACGCGGGCGCGCTTTTGCGGCACCCAAACTCTTAACATTGGTCGCTGCTTCGCTCATTTCCGACTCCAATTTTTCCCATCCGTTTCCCATATTCCGTAATTTCAAGCCCGGATGCGACGGCTTGGGAACACTATAGAGAGCTTCGGAACCCGAATCAACAGATTTGGGAATGTTTTTTTTACATCCGGTGACTTGCTTCTCTAATTTGGGAGTGGTATAACGGTAGCAATTACGGAATTACACGTAATTACGTAATTACACTTTGACCAACAAAAGGAGTACCGGAAATGGCACGTAAGGGAGTGACGTTCGACCAGGTGGCCAACGCGGCCGCAACCATCAAGGCACGCGGCACCGAGCCCACGATCGCGGCAATCCGCGTCGAGCTCGGCAACGAAGGCAGCTATTCGACCATCAGCCAGCACCTGGCTAAATGGCGCACGGAGGACTCAGAGAAGGGGGTGCACAAGGAGATGCCGCCCGAGGTCGAAAACCAGTGCATGACCATCGTCAACGGGATCTGGCAGATGGCCGTGCGCGAGGCCGGCATCGAGATCGCCATGATCCGCCAGGAAGCGAGCGACACGAAGAAACGCCTGGACGATCAACTGACCGGCGCTGAAGGGGAAATCAAGACGCTAGAGGGGGAACTCGCCGAGGCCAACCGCGAGAACGAGGCCTTGAAGAAAAAATGCCACCAGCAGAGCGAGGAGCTGGTGGCATTGAGGGCTGAGCTTGACGCAACGAAGCGGATGCAGAAGGAGCTCTCCGAAGCGATCAAGCAGCAAGGCGCTCCGGCAAAACGGGACGCTGGTACCAAATCGGCGCGTCAGCCAGGGAAAGCTGGCGCACCTGAAAATACACAGGCCTGAAGTCCTTAGCCTTGCCTAGAACCGGACGGGCCGCGATGTCATGGCCCGTCTTTTCGAGGATCGCAGCACGAAGCCGGTAGAACGTAGGCTTGGTCAGCAAATCCTTAACCACCTCGCCGGCCTTCCACTGTTCCAGCACCCGATACTCCCGATCGGTGAGCGCATCATGCTGGTCCTCCTGGTACACCACTGCCCGCGTTGCGATCTTGCCCATTTCAGCCTCCACGACTTCAACCAAGGCCGCTTCGGTCTCACCCGGGGTCCACCAGCCAGCACCCTTGTGCTGCTGAAACCACCGGCTCCTAAGCGACCACTCGCCGCGCGTCATCCCAATCTCCGCGCACCACTCAGCGAGCTTCATCAAATAATCCTCGGCCTCCATGATCATCGGCCGAACGTCCTTCCGATTGATTCTACCTTCCCGCGCCGCGCGTTTCAGCCGTTTCTCGTACTCCGGCAGCGTACGCTGTTCCAAGGCCTGCGCCTTGTCATAGTGCTTCACGTTAATCCAGAACTTCGACTCACTGGTGTAGACCGAGTCCCAGTTCCATTTGGCGAACTTTTCCAGCGACTCATCATCCGGCGACTTGCGATAGAGCTTCTGCTCGGTCAGCCACCGATGGTAGTTGCGCACGTTGCCCATGCCGACCGCGCGATTCTCGGTAAGGTCAACACGCGAGATCTTGACGCCGGTGTAATCGTGATGGAATTTTTGCTCGTTCTGCAGCCAGATCTGCGTCTCCTCGCCCTGCGTGAAGCACGGCAGCCCGAGCGATTCGAGCACCTCGTTATAGACCTCGATCGCATCGTCGAGGCTGTAGCCGAAGACGTTATCAAGCCGGCCGAAACCCGAAGGATTGCCGCGCACCTCCAGCTTGCCGCCGATCATGCGCACCATCAGGTTCGTTTCGTACGTGCCGCGGTGCGAAGCAAATTTGGCCGAATCAAACTCGATGCTGAGCTCGTCCTCACCGCCACAGATCGACCACTGCTCCTCAAGCGCCCCCGTGTCCCTATCGAGGACGGGCGCACGCTGAAGACCGCACGCGCCATCGATAGAGACCACACGCCCCCCGAGAAAGTCCGGGTAGGCCCCCGCAGGGAACTGCTGCGAGCAGTTGAGCCAGTCCACGAATAGCATCCAACTATCCCCTTAGTGTAATTCTGTAGCGTAATTACATATTACAGTCTCAAAGAATGAGACTAACTTTACGTGTTACTGAGAACGTAAAGTGAAATGCGAGCCCCAAAACCGTGGGCTCCGCCCACACCCGCACTCGCCGTGTGGCAGACCCGGGCAGGGTGACCCCCCTGCCCGGCTCAGCCGGGAGTGTGTTTCCGTGGGGCATGGCGTCAAGGCCCCGTGTCCTCGCCCTACGGGCTGCGGGCCGCGCCAAGGCCTTGACCCCATCACGAGGCACCAAGACGCGCAGCAACCAACAGAACCACGCCAAACAGCCACACATACAGCGAGGGATGGTGGTTGAAGATCCGCTCAATACAAGACGCGTCACGCATGTCACACCTCCAGTTGCTGTTGGCGCAGCTCCCAGTGCTGCATATCGATCAACACCTGGGCGAGCCCAAGCCGACGCAGGAACGCCAGCGCGGTCTCCACCCGGTACGACTTCACCTCACCACGCTTCGTAACGATCACGCCCGTACGCGGCCCCTCGGAAGTCGAGAACGCGATGCGCGCCCGCCCCTGTTCAATCACCAGGACAACGTTACGGATACCGCCCGCATGGAAGAACTCAGCGAAAGCATCCTCCCGAATCTGAGCCATAGAAACCCTTTTGAAAGTTTTTGGTTCCCAAAAACGCGTTTTTGGTCACCAGATTATAATCCAGCGCCCAGTGAATGCAAAGAAAAAACCGGCCGGCGCGGGCGGGCCGCCACAAGGGCGGCGCCGCTCCGCGACGACCGGTTCCACCCGCCATGCAGCGGTCAGGCCTTGTTGAACTGCAGGACCAAGAAGAGCGTGGTTTTGGAACGCGACATCGTCTTGCTCAAGCGGAATCCGAACAGGCCACTGTTCGCGTCCGAGGCCTTCGACTCATCCAGGCCCCCCAACAGCACCACCTCGCCAAACTGCGCCGAGAACGTGGTGTTGAACTGCCGCTTATTCAGCGTCGGGCTATCAATGTTGGAAGTCTTCGTCACGGCAAACGACGACACCTCCTGCTTGAGATCCGTGAACACCTTGTCCTGGAGCACCACAGGCTTCACCTGGACGAGCAGGCCGCTGCTGCGGTACGACACCGACTGCACCGCGTTACCCTTGCTATCGAGCTGGAACTGCCCCAGAACAGGAACGTCCTGGCCGACATTGAGTTGACCTTCCTTGCCACTCACAATGCGCAGCGTGCTGGTATCCAGCACCGAAAATCGGCTGTCCTGACTGATGAGCGACAGCACCGCCTCGATCGTGTTGTTCTTGAAGCTGATCACGTTCTGGAACGGCATGGCATCGCCCAGCGAGACGCCCAGCTTGCCGCCCAGAGCACGGATCGCACCGAACAGGCCCGCGCCATCATCATCGGTCGACGAGTACTCCACCACCGTCACCTTTGCGACCACCTCATCAGTCGGACGGTCGTACTGCTCCAGCATGCTGCGTACGAGGTTCACGCGCACCGGATCACCGAACAAGAGAAGGCCGTTGTCTCCGTTGTCCTGGACAACGCCACCAGGACCGATGACCGCAGTGAACACCTTCGCCAGCTCGGCGACCGGACGATTCTTCGCACGATACATACTCGCCACCGGTGGCAACGACGGCTTAGCAGCGAACAACCCTTCGGCGATCGGGCCAGCGCCACCACCAGGAACCGGCGGAAGCGGATCAGCCAGACCAGGCACGCCATCCGGCAACGGCGCACCGGAAACCGGATCACCGGCAACCTTGCCGGCCGGCACAAACAGGTTCACGCCGGAACGCTGCACACGCGTGACACCCTTGGTAGCCAGATACGCATCAAGAACGGCCCGCACCGTCTCCGGGTCCGCTTCCTTCAGGCTGACAGTTACCGGCGTGGCCTTCACGACATCGTCGAGCAGGTAAGGCTCTTTAAGGACCTGCCCGTACACCATCGCCACCACCTGAGACAAGGGCATCCCCTGGAGGTTGTACGACGCAGCCTTAGGAATCGGAGGGGGCAACGCACCCGTGCCCTGTGCAAACACGGGCAGCACAGCCACCGACAGCAACAACGCGCAA